TTCCACATCAACCGCCGAGCAGATTAGAACGTTGTCGTCACCGTTGTTAACTAGGGCGGCCGAGATACCGAGCCGATCAATCAAATCCTTGGAGATCAAGGCTGCCAAAATGCAGTTCCCCAGGGACGTGTTCATGTCGCCTGACATCCTACAGCCATCCACGGAGTACTTAAAGAAACCGTCACTGGCAAATGCGGTTCCTTCGTTATGGATCTGCCACTCACAGAGGAGTGTGAGCAGCTCAGGGTACCCGTGAATCTTCTTGTAAATGGAATGCTCAAAACGAAGTGCCTCAACCGAAACGTGCTGGTCAAATCTTGAGGCGTCAAATCCAATTGCGCAGGGATTCGGGAACATGCACATCTTTTTATGGATTTCTTGCCCCATGGCCTCAACACTCATGCCTTTGAATATGGTCTTGGACCCGAACATCTTATCAATGGCGTGGTAGATTGGATGCTCGATATGCTTAAGGTACCTGCCCATTTCAACGTTGTAGCGAGGATCGCGGGGTTGAATCACACGGGGGCAGGGGTCAGGCTTGAGAGTGAGGTTGAGCTTCTCCGCTTTAACAAAGGTTTTCAGGCGGGCGTCGGACTTCCGGACTGCAATACTCTTGAGGGAATCAACAGCCTTACTATAACTCACCAGCTTGGGACCGGTGTAGTAAGCCAGGAACTTCTCGTAAGATATTGCACTCCTTCTTCCAACGTGCCGTATTATGTCTTTGCGGTACTTGTTCAACCTTTTGAATTGGCCAGGGATGGGTTGCGGGGTGGGTACAAACTCGGGGTCATCATCCCTCTCTCGCTTGGGATTCTTGACACAAAATACCCGTTCTGCGAGCCCGCGCTCGAGGTTCACCGCACTATTGTTGTGCAGCCCGAAGACATACTGGTCGCCCATCCCGGCGACTCTATGTATGCGGCGAACCTTATGGTCCGTATCTTTAAAGTGGCATCTGAGACGGGGGTGCCGGACACGTGTACGCCGACACTGCACCCCCTGCCACTTTTCGATACCTCCCTATTTGGCAAAATGGAGCCCAGTCGCCTGGTCTCCATACATGACGGATTTGGCCCATTCTTTCCACGCCTGGCCACTGAGGGGGTTATCGAGCAGCCTGTGGAGGCTGCTTTCGCGTGCGAAGGCGTCCCTATATTTAGACAGGGCCTGGACGGTGTCTTCGCAATTCATGGTGATAGCCATGTCTTGATCATAGTGGGAAGGGAGAAACACGAAGGGTAGGGCACTGGATAGTGCCCTATTGGCATCGAGCGCGTTCAGACCACGCTTCTCACAGCACCTGTAGAGGAATCTCCACACAGCGAGCTGGTTCGCCTCCGTGTTCTTTGGAATTCCATTGAATTCCACTTTGGCTAAGGCAACGAGTTGCCTGACAAATTTACCGTAGTGCTTTATGATGAACTGGGATACTTCTTTTTGCACTACGACGCCAGCGTCGTCCACTTCCTCAGGCGTGATGACTTCACGCAGGATGCAATCCTCCATGCGGGTGCGCAGGGCTTGGCGGCCCATCTCCTCCATGCACTCCCTCACCTCTTGGTATTCTTGTTCAAGGAATTTGGTGCGGGTTTTGGCATTGTGGATTGCATCTTGCCTTCTTTGGAACTTCCACATGTTCCACTGGAATTTGAGCAGTCTGTATCCACCATACAGGACTGCAGCCGCCCCCAAAGAGTAGGCGACTTTCCGAGGCACCCTCAAAGGGTCCAGCTTCACTGTCAGCGCAACAGTGCTACTCCCAATATCCGGAGGGGAGGAATCATCCAAGTAGCTCCAACGGTTCTGTTGTGCTCGTGTGAAGAGCTGCTCGTAGAAGAGCTTGTCACGTTGGGTTTGTACTGCTTTGCGGTACTCACCTAAGAGGTGAGTGGCGGCTTGGCGGGCCAAAGCAGGGAGGTGGATGAAAAGATGGGCACATTCTCGGAG